TTGCTGGCCGTTTTTATAGGTAATTGTCACGCTATTGCGCAAATCCCCCAGGCGGCGAATAGTGCGAATCCCACGCGATAGGGCATGGTTGCCGCTTAGCATCGTGTAGCCATTGTCGGCCAGGTAAGTGCTGCGGTGGGTTGAGTCTGCATAGCCGATGCGGCCTTGCGCATCCTCGAATAGATAGCCCAGGCCTGAAGTGGCTAAAGCTGCCACGAGCGAATACATATCAGTGGTGGAGCTTGAACGCGCTGCCAGCTCATAATTGCCAGGGCGGTCGATTTCGCCCAGGCCTGAATTTTCTGCGTTTGCCCAAGTAGTTGCAGGATCATAGGTTGCCCAGGTCAGAGCCGCTGGCACTTCTGCCCAGGTGCTAAATAGGGCAGCGCTTAAAATTGTGTAAATCTGATTGCCGTCAAAATCCTTTGACAGCACCCCCTCGGTCAGCGTTTTGGTTAATTTGGCCAGTGATCCTAAAGCTGTGATTCGGATTGATTCATTGATGCCGCCTGTGCCAGTTGATATGACTTCGACCTGTGAATCAGTAACACTGCCGCCAAAGATATTGACATATGTGCCTGTGGAATCTTTGACCTGGATTGATAGCCCATCATTGACATCGATGGTGATGGGGGTCAAATCTAGGTTGATGATTTCGATGCTGGCATATCCAGCGCGAGGCTGGCTGTAAATATCAGTGCGGCCTGAAACCACTGTCAAAGTGGACAGCGTGACATTTGTGTAATCCACGCCGTTGATTTGTAACTGCCATTCGGGTGTCCACTGGGTCATAGCTTGTACGCCTGCGCCCCTAAGCCGCCACGATAATAAGAAGTGTTGATGACATCGACTACCGCACGCGCTACGCCTTCAGGATCACCAGCCACACCGATGTTCACATTGTTGGTCACATAGCTTGCTGGTGCGCCACCCAGGGTTGCAGTAGGTGTGAAGGTTTCAGGGCGGTATCCCGCAGGTGCGCCGCCGATTGTCACTGTAGGCACAAGTGCCTGGCTTGATGCCGCAACTGATGCCCCTGCTCTTGCAGCTGAAGCCGCGCCACTAGCTGCGCCCGATACTGATGGCATCGCCATTGATGGAGCGGATGGGATAGAAGGCGCTGATACTGATGCGCTGGAAATCGATGGGGTGTTGAGTGTTGGCTTGCTAATTGTTGGAATGTTAGGCAATAGCGGCACTGCGTTATAGGCGCGAATAAGCGCATTGATTCCATCGATTGCGCCACCGATAAGGAAGTTGATGGCTTTGATGACTCCAGCGATGACATCGATGATGCCGCCTGCAATTTTGCCCACAACTGTCAGCGCACCGCCTAATACTGTGCCGATGACTGGCGCAAGGTATTGGGCGATGTAACCGCCGAATTCCTTGAAGGCCGATAAATTGTCACCGATTGAATTCTTGATGCTATTGAAGGCGCTCACTAGGCCATTCCACACTGGAATGAAAATGCTTGAGATTACCTTTGAGACATAGGTGATGTACCAGCCCAGGCCGCTCTTATCGTCAAAGCCTTTGTTCAGTGTTTCTAAAACTGGCGTAGCAACCTGATTGATGAATTTCATCAGCTTTTCCAGGATAGGCAAAAGCGCAAAGCCGATAGTCTCTTTGGCTTCATCGAAAGCAATTTGCATACGAGCAATTCGACCTGAATAGGTTTCAGCATTTGCCGCAGCTGCGCCGCCAAATAAATTTGTCAGCCTGTCCTGCACCTGGGTGAATGACATGGTTTTAAGTTCGGCAGCTGATAAGCCGATCCCTAATCTGCCCAGTGCTGTGGTGTTGCCGTCATAGGCTTTGCCCAGGCTATTGGCTACCGCTTCAAGTGGCTTGCCTGTAGCTGTCGATACATCCATTGCAATTTTGAGCAAATCCTGGGCTTTTTTGACATCGCCTGTCGATAGCGCAAGGCGCTGCAAGGCTGGGCGCAGCTCATCATCTGCCACACCACTGGCCAAAGATTGTTGCAAGATAAATTCTTCAGTGGCGGCAATTGCGCCCTCTGTAGCCCCTGTGGCGTTCTTTAGCGCTAGGGCTAGCTGTGTCTGTGCCTTCTCATCTTCGATGGCGGCTTTGACCCCATCCACGCCGATTTTGATGGCGTAAGCGCCAGCGGCTGCGGCAGCTGCGGCCAGGGCAGCGCCGACCACCTTGCCAGCCTTTGATACCTTATCGCCAAAAGTCTCGACATCATTTGTCGCGGCCTTGAGCGATTTATTGAGGTTATCTACATCGCCCAGGATGGATAGTTTGAGCGTTCTACTTCCTGCCATTAATCGAACCTCTTAACTATCTCGGAGAATCCTTCTTCCCACTTCTTCACGATTTCAGGCTGAATACTGCGCAGAGTTGGATAAATCCACCATCCACGCGAACCGCGACCCTCACGACCAGACCATACTGGGAATTGCTTATACTTATTCGAGCCAAATTCTGCCCCGCCCCAAAGGTCACGAGTGGTTGCACCACCGCTGAATTTTTGCGCCGCGAATCCGTATGAGATTTCGCCCAGCTTGGATGATTTAGATACTTTTGAGCCGTCAGCGATTCGAGTCGATACCTTTGGGATGGATCGTGCGTTGCGTGCTGCACTCTTAACCTTATCCGATACAAATTCGGCAAGGGCGTTTGATTTGCTTTTGGCTTGGTTAAGCGCTTCCTCATCCATCGCCTTAAAGGATCGAGCGATGGCACGCAGTTCAGCCTTGTCATAGCTGATTCCCTCACTTGCCATCGGCTCGCCTCTCTAATATCTCCAGCGCTGTCATTACATCTTCAGCACTTGCAAATTCGCTAGTCGGTAATCCTGTCGCGATTGCCAAATCCCAAAGGGTTCGGCTTAGGCTTCCGACTGGGTAGCTTTTGGGTCAGAGTTACCGACCTCGACATTTGCGACTGTTTCAGTCCATACATCGATTGGCTTCACAGGCTTGCCAGCTGCCTCGCGCTTCATAGCGTGATACGCCAGGAATATGAGATCGGATAGCCCTATCTTCTCCTGCGCTTGGCTGATGATGTTGCCTGTGCTCTTTTCCCACTTCACCCATTCAGGTGGGGCTGCCACAAATGTGGCAACCTCGCCCGAATTGAATTCAATTGTTATTGGTAGTTTCATTTTTGCTCCCGTTCTTAGTTTTAGCTAAATGTCTCGGTTGGTGTTCCCACGACTGTGAATGACAAGTCCACTGTCTGCGCATCAGGTGCAGTACCGCCCACTGCTGGGAATACTGGCATCACATTGAACGCAAAGACCGCGCCCGATACAGCTGTCAGCGATACCGCCAAAGTGGTATTAGGTGCAGTTTCGCACGCAGTCCAAAGGGCTTCGCATAGCGATCCTGAAGCGCCCCAGTCTGCAAGCATTGACACATCAAATGTCCATTGGTCATCGATGTGCTTGTATGCCTTGCCATCAAGGGTTTGATATGTCTCGATGGTTGGTGAGTTTGCGAGTGTTGCGCTTGTTGCCTGCGCATCGTAGTTAGTGCTCGCGATCGTTAGGACTAGATCGCGACCCGTAATGATCGTTGTTGGCACTTTTGCTCCTTAGCTTGTTTGAGTATAGGTCGTAGATACATTGATGTCGGCTGTAAGCATTGTGCTTGCACCGACTTCTAATGGGGTTGGCCGATCTACATTTCCAACCACATATCCCGCAGGTATAGCTGCAAGAATTCCCATGATGAGCTGCTCCAGGTTATCCAGGGATGCAGGATTTGAGTTATATGCCACGATGGCAGTGATAGTAAAATTGACTTTGACCTTGATGGTCGCTTTGTTGATTAATTGCTGCTCCAGGTACGGCGATGATGGCACGATGACGATTGCTGGCGGGATTGGCGATTCAGGCACATATCCGTAGCTTGTGGCAGCTAGTGAATTAAAGGCGGCCGCTAATGTTGATCGTGTGCCAGCCAAAGTCGATGCTGGCATTTACTGCACCACTGTCTCGACATCGAGGAATGGCATAAGCAAAGTTGATACGCGGTTGGTCAAGCTGCGACCCATTCTGTATGGGGTGCTGGCAAAATCTACGCCTTCGATTTGGCCGCCAGCTGCTACGCGTGATTGGAATACTTCAACCGATACCGCCAGGATGGCTGATTCGATTGCATCGTTGCCTGCATAAATTTGAGCGGCTGAATAGCCTGAAAGTGTGGCAGTGCCAGCTGGGATGATGTCGCGCACTGTCACATCGGCATTTGTGATTGCAGCTGTAAAGTAATAGCGGCGGTTCATCGCATCGGTATTGTTATGTTTGCCAGTGACTGTCACTGTCGCGCTAAATGGCGCAGGAAGCCCGGCAACTATGACAGATTGACCCGCGACAAAATAGTGATCGCGCTGGGTGTAATAAGTAGCGACATTTGCTGTCAGCTTGTATGCATTGACCGCTGAAGTATTAGCGACCAGCATTGGCAAAATTACTGCCTCGCTAGTGTTGATGATTTCGTTTAAGTAATCGTTACTGTATAAGGATTCACTCACGCCCAGCACTGATCGCAACTGTGCGGCTGTGACTATGCTGGGCATGAGTGTTCCTTTCGTTCGGCTCGGCCAGCACGGGAGCGCACTGGCCGATGATTAGTTTTTAGGCCTTATTAACCTTAAATGCGCCTGCACCGATCTTGGTCGCGATTGCGCCATATCCGTACATTGCGACAGAGATTTGACCTGTAGCGATTACATCAGCACGGAGCTGATAAGTTGGTGATTCGTACCATGTGTAGGCATCAGGATTGATGACAAGGATTGAACCATCTGTGTCAGTTGTTGCAGCTGTGTTGGCTGTGACATAAAGATCGAGGCCTGCGATGTTGCCGCGAACTGAATCAGGGCGAACTACGCCGCCAGCGTTTGATGGCTGTGATGCGTTGTAGATTGGGCGGCCGCTGTCGTTAAGTGACATGACATTGCTCCACTGGGATGTGTTCATGACGATATTGCGAGCAAATCCCTGTGTGCCTGCATAGACAGAAGCTGCACCGCGAGCGATGAATCCGAGAAGCTCGGCCGCTGTTGGATATGTTGAGATTGTTGTCGCATCAGCTGAAGCGCCTGAAATAAGTGCAGCATTTACAGCTGTGTCAGTTGCCTTTGCATACTGTGCAGCCATGTTGCGCATCAATTCATCGATGAAGAGTGGTGATGAGCGGTCGAAAAGTTCAACGGAGAATGTTTGAGATCCGCTGTACTTCTTAACACTCACGCTCAAGAATTCAGAGTTTTGATCGACATCGGCGATTGTGCCGCCTTCATCTTCCACTGTTACTGATGGAAGCTGTGTGATCTTTGGAATCTCAAATGTCATACCAGCATCAGGCAATACTCCGCGGCTGATTGCATCGATGTTTGAGCGGGTTGCGTTTGCAAGGCCATTGATGACTGTTGTCAATTGGCGTGTAGGAATCAAGCCAGCGTTATCTGTAGTATCCGCTGCGGCTGCGATGTATGAGCGAGCCTCTTCTGATCCGAGTGCTGCCTTGATTGACATTTCCAGGTGCTTAGGCGCTGAAAAGTCTAGGCGTGGCTTTGTGTATGCAACTGCGTGTGCAGCTGCGGTGATTGACTTCGCGGCTTCGACCGACTCTACGGCTTCCGCGTTTGTGACGGCGTTTTCCACTTCGTCTCCTTCTGTTGGTTGGGTTTCTTCTGCATCCTCGGTGGATTCAGAAATTTCGTCATCGCCTTCTGTAGCTGCTACGCGCTCAACGCGTGCCGCATCAAAAGCGGGGTTATGTGTGAGTGCAACGCCTACAAGCTGGGCGGCGCTAACTACCATCGTGCCATCTTCGTTATAGGCAAAATCTGTCGCTTCAGCTTCTACTGAAAAGCCATCGCGCAAGCCATCCATCGCTTCGACAAGTGCATCAGTGCCAGCGGATGTTTGGCTAATCTTAAATGTTGCGGTCATGCCAGTTGCATCGGCAGACATCTCAAGTGTGCGACCGATAGGGCGCGCAGAATCATGCTCCAGGTTGAGCTTTACAGAAGCTGGCTCGATTGAACCTGCCTTGAATAGCACTTTGCCAGTTGATGCATTTGCAGCTACATCAAAAGCCACGATCTGCCCAGTGATGGTGCGTGATTCTGAATCGGCCGCAGTGATGCGCATAGGTGTTGTGA